TCTTTCTTAGCTAAAAACTTATCATAGGCTCTTTTATATAAATCTTTTTCGTCAACAAATATAACCTCTTTCTCAGGAGTTATAATTTTTCTTTCTTTTGTTGGTTGGCAATAATGAGCGTATCTATCATTACCGCTTTTTATGTTAGTATATACAACAACTGTTTCTTTGCCGTTTTTGTCTGTCTTGATTCTTTCCTCAAAGAATACTTTGTTTGAACCATAAGCCACACCTTCGTGCTCTGTCATTTTTACTAAATCAGTCATAAAATATTTTTTTGTTATTAAAGAGGGGGCTTTTATACCCCCTCAATTAGTTTTAAGCGGCTTCACCATTATCCACGAATGGATTAACGATATCAGCTTCAGCAAGTCCAGTAGATGGAGTGTCAAGAGCTGATGCAGTTTTTGCGTAACCCTTAACTCTATCACCAGCAACAACTGCATCATCTAGTGATCCAGCAGTTGAAGTTAGGTATAAAGAAGCATTATCAGCTAAAGAAGCAAGACCTTTAATAACAGCCTTACCTTTTACTTGATACCAGCCATATTGGTTAGCAACATTAGCGGACATTGCAACTGCAAGATAACCAACATCATTAGCTACTGCTAAAGAAGTTGAAAAGTCATCTTGATCTATTAAGGCAACGCTACCAACAGCAGTTGAAGCAACGCCTTCTAAATAGATAAATTCGCCAACACCATAGGCAGTAGAAGCGACATCTTTTGCTTCTATTCTCGTACCTAAAGGTAGTTTTTGAGTTGTTGAGGTCTCATCAATCGCTTGAGGAATGATTGTTTGACCAGTTGGAACGAAATTTGACATAATGTAAAATATTTAAAATTAAAAAAACTAAGCAATCATAACGCCATGAACTCTTGCATTATCAATGGTCATGTTACCAGTGAAAGTAAGAGCTTTAACAGCAACGCCTTGATTAACTGGCCTGTTAGAATCAGAAACAGCAAAGAAATCACCTAAATGCTTTAAGTAAACGTGCTTAGTGTTAATGAAGTACATATGAGCAGAAGGGCATTCTGGATCGTAAATCACTACTGAACTTTTGTATTTAAGATTGTCAAAACCTAAAGCAGCGGTTTTTTCATCTGTAAATCTTTGAATTGTTTGAAGTGAATCTTCATAATATCCAAAGTAAGTAGAGTCAGCAGAAATTAGATCAGGTAATTCACCAACTTGAGATTGACATCTTCTATAAAGAGTATTCATAGCAGATTGAATACTAGTAGAGCTAGCAGTCACTGATTCAACAGAGAAATCATAAAGTTGGTTTCTCCAGAAAGTGTAAGAAGCTCTATTGATATTACCTACTGTTCCAGTTGTTGGATCATCAGCAATAAGAAGCTGTAAGCCACCTATTTCTTGAGAAGATGAACCAGTACCGTCGGCATAAATAGCAGAACCTAACTCGTTTTTCAATGAAGATTCTAAAACTTTCATTTTAGCATCCATTAGATTAACGATTTGCTCTTTACCAGCATTTTGAAGTTTCTCCAAATCAGTCATGGTAATAGTACCAGTTAAGATTTTTTGAGAGAACTCAGCAGAACTTAAAACATCTTGTGGAGTTGTGTTGTAAGTGTCATATTCACCCTGCCATTGAACAGTACCGTTTGAAGCATAGCTGATCTTTTCTTGGAAAGACTTACCGCCAGTTTCTTTAATAATATTACCTTTTTCTTTTAATTTAAGAAGAAGAGGATGGTTGTTGATAACATTGTCAGTAATTGACTTTTTATAGTTATCTAACGTAGTAGTCGCAATTTGCGAAATGTTAGGATTAGTCATTTTAAAGTTTATTAATTGTTAAAAAAATAAACTTAAAACTACAATTAATTAACTAAATAGTTTTGACAAAGCCTGTTTATTAGCTTCTTTAGGGCTTAACAAAACAGTGTCAATTCTATTAGATGAAGAAGAGTATTTTTTTAAGCTCTTAGCTTTCTCAAGCTTTTTCTTTTTGCTTAATTCAGCGCTTAATAATAATTCTCTTTCCCTTTCCTCTCTTAATTCGTCATCTAATAAAATTGCTTTATTATATGCCTGTTCAAGAGTTAAGTCAGGGTCAGCATTTGGCATAGTGAAAAAGTATTGCATATTTTGCCTTACTCTCTCAAAATGAGGATACTTCAAGTTGCCTTCTTCATCTTTTGAATTGGCAAAATTATATATCTCTTTTTGAGCTTCAACAATTTGTTTTTCCTGCTCGCTTCTAGTTAATTTATTTACTGTCGTTTCAAGTTCTCGTATTTTGTTTCTTTGACTCAACTCTTGATCAGTCAGATATTCATCCTCGTCATTATCAACAGCAGTCTTCAAATCTAGGTTAGCTTTTTTAGCTATATAATTTATTGCCTCTTTGGGATTGCTTTTATATAATTCAAGCAGTTCTTGATTAGACGCGTATTCTTTTTTAAGTTGTCCATATTCAAGGCGTATTCTATCTAAATCTGCACGGCTTCTATTCCCTGCATTAATAGCCTTTGCCCTTAGTTCTGGATCTTTTATTGATAAAATAAATTCCTTCTGCTCTTTTGTGTGACCAGATAATTGGCGCAAAAGCTTTAGTTCTTCTTCTTTATCAATATTATTCTCTTCGGCTTCTTCTTCCTGTTCATCTTGTTCGCCTTCATCTTCTACATCTTTTTCATCTTCAACTTCTTGTTCGTTTTGGGCTTCATCAGCCTTTATATCATTATCAACTTCTTTATTTTTAACCTCATTATTAATTTCTTCTTTAGTTGAATTTTCTTCTTCTAAAGTTTCATCCTTCAATAACGCTTCAAGAGCCTTATTATTTTCTTCTATACTCATAAATAGTTTTTATGTTAATAATGTATTAAATACATAGACACTTAATCTAAGTAGAGTCAATAGCAAACTTAAATTTTTTTTGCAATAAATAATATTGTTTCAATTTAGTTTAGCTAAATAGCCTCTTATTGATCCTCTCTTGTATTTAGTGAAGCATTTACATAGGTTGCGTTTCCAGTTACTGCACGAGCTGCTAAAGTTAATGTATCACCTGGATTTAATACTAATTGATCCTCAAATTTAAATGCACCGCCACCGTTCTGACCTTGTGTGTAAGCGAACTCCACTTGCCCATTTTCTGAAAAAGTGCAAGTAGTAGCTGATGTGTCCCAATATAATACAGAGGAAGTATCAAAGCGACTAAAGTTTGGAGTTCCAGCTAAAGTTGCGTTTCTGATTAAGTAAAAAGTTATAGGGGTTGCATCATCGTGCGCTGCTGATATTGATAATGGGTAAACTATTGACTGATTCGCTTTTAAAGTGTTGCCGTTGTGCGCATGAGTTAGGTCGTTCCTAATTGTGAATAATGGATAGTAAGTTGACGCTGTAGAGCCAACAAATCCATTAGTTTCGACAAAAGGAGTCATTCTTGGACCAAGCAATTTTTTCTCACCTTCAATAAACCCAGAAAAAGAAGCGCATGAAACACTAACATCCGTTGTTGATCCTGCTGAATAAGCCGACATTGTGAACGGAAAGCTTGGCTGTGATAGTGTTGGTGAAGTAAGCTGATTAGCGTTTTTTATGGTATGTACCAACGTATAAGTTGGCTGACTTCCTGTTGTTGAGGTTTCTATTTTGAAAGTAATATCACCGAAGCCTAGATATTGAATACCTATTTCAAAAACATTTCCTTTGGTGGGATCAAGAGTAATTCCACTTGCTCCTGTGCCATCCATTACATCTCCGTTCCAAGATTCTTGCGGAATCCAAGTATCAGTTCCAGCAACGCCCGCATTTGTTTCAGCGAAAGAACCAGCCGCAGGGGTTCCTGCTCCACTTTGTCCCAAACTAAAAGAACCATTCTTTACGCCTACGCTATCAGCTAAAAAAATTACAGTTGAGCCTCTCGCTTCAGCTTTCCACCCTGCGTAAGTACCTTGTGCGATCTCATAAGCGGTTTTGACTGTGTCGTTATTATTTGTAGCTGTAGCAGTATAAGCAACGCCATTAAGAGTTACATCGTAGTCATTAGTCGCAGTTGAGGCTGTTGTGACTGTCAAAGTTTGAATTTCTCTAACTCCTCCATTGGAATAAAGGATACCAAACGATGTTCCATTGTAACCAAAATAAAAACCTGATTCAGCAGTTCCTACGCCCGCAACCAAAATAGAGGAAGCGGCAGGAGTTGAGAATAAAGCTGTGTATCTAGCCATAACACCCTGGCCTGGTCTGTATCTAATGCGTTTGGCGGATTGAATACTTGCAAAAGAATATTGGGTAGTACCAGTAGAGCATTTAAAAAGATTGCCAGTGGCAGTATTCGTTCCCGAATTGGCACTTAAAGGATTAACGGCGTGTCCTGTGGTAGCAATAACTTCTCTTGGATTCAATCCGTAAACTGCATCAACCTGAAGTTCAGGTGTAGCTTTTTCAGTATGCACTGAGCCAAAAGGCATTGTGGGAGAATGCACCGCAACTTCAAGATGTCCTTCATTATCCGCTCTCAAAGCAACGCCCGCACCTGAATCATTAGAGGCTTTTATACCGTTCTTGTAAAAATCGTATTGGAATTCGTTTAGAGTAGTCATAAACTTAAATCATTAATAGCATTTACATTACCATCAAAGTTTGCCGCTGAATACTCTGCCAACAAACCATTTATATTAGTGTTTGAGCTAGAAAGTTTTGATTGTAAATATTCTATAATAGCACCATTAATATTGGTATTAGTTACACTTTGCGCTACTGCCAAAGCATAAATAGCTTCAATATAAGTATAATTACTACCAGCGGTTGCCGTTTCAGCAGTAGAAATAATATTTTCTTGATTTGTAGCCATTTTACCAATCTTTTATTACACAATTATGCGCCTTAGCGTGATCTAAATAACTAGTTTTAGTATAAAAAGGCTCATTAGTAATAGGGCTTTTAATGCAACCATGCTTTTTAATATAGCTATTTATACTTAAATCTTCTTTTGGTGCTTTTCTTAAATTTTCAGTTGAAATATTTCCAACCTCAACCCATTTAGTTTCACCAGTTTCCTTATTGTAGATTAGTTTAAATGTTGCCATGTCAACCCCCTGTATTTTTAATTGCTTGACCTGCATTTTGCACCGCTTCTTGCCCTATTTCAAAAGCTGTTTTATTTGCTTGCATCACTAAATCTTTTTGCCTGTCAGCCGCTTTGTTAGCATCTTCAAAATCAATCTTATCTTCAAACTGAATTTGACTTTGTTGCACCTTAGCTTTTTCAATATTTACTTTTTGCTGTTCAATGCTGGCTTTTAATTGTAATTCTTGAATTTTTAATTGTAATTCTTGGTCTTTTCTTGCGCTTTCTGCTTGTGCTAGCATTTCTTCAGCTGTTGGCTGCTCTTGCTCTTCTTGTTCAGGCTCTGCCAATAGTGATTCTTCAAGATTCCTGCCAACTTTGAAAGGCTGAGACATAAACGCTAAGAATTTATTAAAAGCTTCAGTCTGAATAATGCCAGCTTGCACTAAAGGCACGAACTGACTTGAGAAGTTAGTAATTGCTGATATATACTCTATTCTATCTTGCTTAACTTTGTTTTGGTCAATAGCAACTGTTGAATCAGTTTCGATATTAATTGAAAAAGTTCTTAATTTATCATTCTTTAATAAATTATCCACTTCTTGCAATTCTTGAGGAGTCACTGCATAACCTCTTAATTGTTCTTTTGGTTTAGCTAAAGTTTTTTTCAATCCTGCCTTTTGTTGAGCTTCAAGCTGCGCTATTTGATCTTTTGCTATATTTGGATCTTGACTGACTTGTTGCACAGCTTCTTGAAGTAATCTATTTTGTTGATCTTGAGCCTGTTGTGCAATTAAATCTATATCAACAATCATTAAATTAGTCATCTTTGCAAGCTCTGCAATATCATAGTTCTCAACTAATAGTTCGCCTTGTAGCTCAATAACATCTCTAATCATAAGTTCCATTGCTTTTTGCAAAGGTTGTATTCTTGAAATAGCAAAATCACCTTTCAATCTTTGAGCTGTTGCAGTTTCACTAGCTACTGTCACACCTCTTACAATATCGCTTAATCCTGTGATTTCTCTGATATTGTTAATTACTCTTGCTTTTTGATCGTTCAATTGAGCAATTGCATTTACAATAGGTATTATATCTTTAGTATAAATTAGATCTTTTATATTTTGTCCAGGTTGCAATCCTTTTAAAGCGTTAAACTCGCCATCGCAGCCATTTAATAGATTTTTCAAATCTTGGCTTTCAGAAATAGAAGAATAAACACCACTATATTTTACTTGCTCAATTAATGCTTTGATTCTTTGATCAAGTCTGTTTAATTCCTCTGCTTGCCCTTTATACATCCTATAAGTAGGAATTGGCAAAATAGAATTGTTTGTTGAATCACTGCCAAGCGGTCTTGGAATAGGAAAGAACCCCATTAATTCGTACGGGTCATCATCGACTGACAATAGAATTGAATCAGTATCTATATTTGCTATCCAAACAACTCTTTTATTAGTTTTATCCCAAATTTCATAAACTTCAGCAACACCAATAACATCTTCCAAGCCTTGTAACTCATTAGAATCAATAGAAGTTAGCATTGATGAATTATAAGAAACTTTATCTGCGATTTTTTTACCAAATTGTGTTTCAATCTGCTTTTTTGTTTTTTTATGCCTAAATGAAATCCATCTTATATCTTCCCAGGTCTTTTCGGTAGAGGTTAGAAAGTCAGCCCAGTGAACATAATCAAGAGCTACTTTCTTTGTTGAATCATCAAACTCTTCTTCTATTTCTCCATTTTCATTTTCTAGTTTAATTATTTCAGCTTCATCATAATAAACCCTAACTAAGCCCCTTCCTGTAATTAGAAAGTCCTTTCTTGCTTTAGCAAAGGCAATTTCAGATTTTTCAACATCTAAACAATAATCCAGAGATCTTTCTAATAATTCACTAGCAATGCGTGAAGCCTTGTCGTCATTAGCAAAACGTCTTGTAACATTTGGATTAGGTAACTTAGAAAAAATTAGAGGAGCTAAGGTTTCAACATTTGAATAGAATATATTATATCTATTAGACTCTCCATTAGCGTTATTGTGCTCATCTTCGTAAATAGCTTCGTATTTCTTGGCTTCATCAACCCAATCACGATAA